GGTGCCATTGCACCACCAGGACTCCAGTTATCTTGTATGGTTTGGTCATGCTTCAACCAGCCAAGGTCTTGGTGGTATGGAATAACAAATTCAATGTCATCTTTTTCACCAATATCCAAGATTTGTGTGTAAACAGTATTTTCATCAGGATCGCTAGCTGAAATATCACCTCGGGGATCATAACTAATTTTAAGACGACCTTTATGAAATTTTGTACATACGATCTTAATACGTACGATCAAGTCACCACGCCAATGCTTAAACATGGCACCAGTATAAGAAAGAGGTGTATGGTACACTCTCTTTCCAACTGCTACACTTGAAGCATTATTCACATCGACTTGTCCCCACAACGAGGGCGAAATACGCATATTAAAGAGTTGTGTGCCATTGGTATCAGAAGTACTCCAATTAACAGCGCCAAAGAAACTCTCTTTTGCCTTTAAATAAGCTAAAGACAATTCATCTGCACTACCAATCCCATGAGGGGAAGGATCAATAGATAATTCTTGTTTAGGATCCAAAGTTAGTTTCTGAATAGGCACACCTATATGGGCAGACGCCAACATAGGTGCATTCATAGGCAGCAAAGGTCGCACATCCTCAATTACGGGTACATTCGTGTAACCAAACAATGTAGCAATTGAAGAAGCTGCTGAAGCGCCAATCTCGGTAGCTCTGGCGAACCTGCCTATTATAGGAACTGTACTTAAACGAGAAGCAATTGCCGCAATGGCAGATGCTGGAGCGGAAATCATTCCTTTACCATACTCGTCACCCTGCAATGCGAGTTTAGAAGTTGAACCCATAAGTTCAACATCAGTCATCCATGCATATGTACGTACAGTAACCGTAGTAGAACCACCAGTAACTGCAACATTCAAAGGAGCAAATGTGAAGTATGTAAGTGTTCCCATATTCTGAACTTCCGTAATCGATGTTATATCCATCCAATTCTTGTGGAGGAAAAAACGCAAAGGCATTTCCCCTCCTGAATTTGCTTGAGGATAAATAAAAAAGCCTGGTTGTTGTGAATATGGAATAGCTAATGGAAGATCAGTCGTAGGATTAGTTCTAATCTTATCAGACACCCATCCTAATAAAGGAGAGTAACATGCTCTTAAAGCTCCATATTGAAATGGTGTACCATTCATTAAAACTTTGACATGTAAAGTGCCTCTCATGAATGCATAATTATCGATTTTCTTCTTAATAGCAGTGCTATTCAAAAACAAGTGCCAAGGTTTAATTTGCTTTTTAACCCCTATGACATCTGCTGTTGACCACGTTAATGTGTCAATCAACGTGGGACGGGCTAGAAAGGAACCAAGACCTAAATCATCGGTATTATCTACTAAAGCCACATTGTTGTGCGAAGTAGGCAAATCTAAATATGCACCACCAGCATTATCAATAAATGTGACAGTTGCGCTAGTCTCTTCATTATCAGTTACAGCTGATGTATCCATAATAACATCAGGAGAAACCGATTCTTCGGACTGCAAATCAAACAGTTGTGGACTAATACCACCACCTAAACCACTTAGTGGGGTATTCTCAATACTTTGAGTGATTGAGATTAACTCTGGCTCATGTACTTTCTGAGCATTATTCATATTGTTTTCTGACTGTTTATTAACACAATGTGACCTGCCAAGACCACATTGCGTGGATGGAACTATTTGCCCCGACGCCTTCCAAAACCGATCTACTAGTTCGTCCCAACCGGGAAGAGTCGTTTCTGTCACATAATGACAGTAGGGTTCACACAAGAGTATATGTTTAAAAAACAGATGATGTTTTTCAAACACTTCTCGACCATAAAAGAAATATTCAGAATTAGCAGATTGAACTACTGCTACAGTCTGAGCATATTTATCAATGGTACCAGAGGGAATCCACATAGTTAGACTCTTGTGTATGGATTCCTCTTCTAATGGTGCTAAAAACGTACCTAAATCGCAATCAAATCGCCATGTTCTTTTTAAAAAAGAACAAGCGCTCATACTAATATATGGTACAGATTCAGCCTTTTTATCGGCCATGGTATACTCCACTCCGATTTCACCAAGAACTTTTTGTATTGTGGTATGATTAAACCATGGTATTTGTGGTGATATTCCCATGATATTATCATCACCATAAGTAAACAAACTAACATACTTTTTAAATGCAATATCT